CGCGACCCCCGTTTGATTGGTGCAATATCTTAATTGCTTTTGAATATTCAAAATATTAGGCGAAAAAAAACACATTTAGGATGTTTAGGAAGTTCAGGATTCTAAGGATTTGACCTTCTGTTTATACTCTTGGAGCATCTCTTCCAGTTCCCACGTTGCGAACTTCACGGTCGTTAAACTGAGCTGGTGCATCTCCTCTGCCAGCCCTTCGCGTTCCTGGTCAAGGTTCAGCCCGAAGTCGTATTGCCTTCCTTGTTGCATTACATTACACCCGTAGCATTGCGGTCGGCAGTTGTCCTCATGCCACCTTGTCGCGTACCTTGATCTGGACATAAAGTGTCCGCATTGTATTTTCTTCCATTCGTAGGAACGTCCGCAAGTGTAGCACTCGCAATAGCCGTCAAGATTGGCGGCACTCAATCGGATATACCGACTGAATGCCTGGTCCAACTCTTTGACAATCTTAGAACGGGAGGTCGCCATCGTCTACCGTTACCGCTTTGGCGGTTACCTCTTCCTTAAGTTTTGGCTCGTAGGTGTCAACTGAAGCGTAGAGTTTGCCCTGTGCTGACTGCTTGATTTGCAACCGAAGTTCAAGACCGTGCTTGCCCTCTTTAAGGTAGTCGTCATTTTGCTGTAACCACTTGACCAGCTTGGTCGGGTTAATTACCATGCTCGCTTTGACCCAGTCAGGAGCGTTCTCGTTCGGTGTGTAGACGTTCAAGCCATCTACGAATACTACTTTACTTTCCATTATTTTGATATTGATTTGATTTCTTCGAGCAACTTAACGGCATCCTCGATATCTCCGTTTGTTATGGCATCAATTACCATATCAATGTCTGAAATTAAATCTTCCATATTATGGGTTTAAAAGGTTACTAAGATAATCATTTGCAAACGCCAACCGTTCGCGGAGTTGTTCTTGCATTTCTGCGTCTGCTTCTACTGACATCTCGATGAGTTTAAACCGCTCGTCCTTGATGCGTGGGTCGAAGGAGATGAACCGACAAACAGTCGCTCCAGTCGCCAGCATCTGCCCTTGCATCTGCCACAAGTATTTAGGGTCGATGTAACCCTCGAAAGCAGTCTTCAAATGGTTTGCGGTGTTGTACGGGCATTTGATTTCTATCAGTTCGCCATCAACCATACCGTCCGGGCTTGCCCCTGAGTATTCGTTGATCTCAACGAACGGCATCTCCTCAATGGTTACGCCTCTGAGTTCTGAATAGTACGCCTTGCAAATAGGCTCATATTCGTTACCCCAATCTAATGCAGTCCCGAAGATTTCCTTGCGTTCGCCCGTTAGTAGCTCTGCAGCCTTCTCATAAATGTAGCTGATAGCAGTCTGCCCAAGTACTTCGTCTTTCTTTCGTCCGTTGGTCATCAGGTCGCCAAAGCGGGAAGCTGTGAACTTCCCCAACCTTTGTGCGTACCATTCCTCCGAGCGTTGCTCTGAGTTGCTGATTGCCTCGTATATTCCTTGATCTTCCATCTTACGCTCGTTTAAAGTCATCAGATTCATCTTCTCCGAATACGCCAACTTCGTAAAGTCCTGACAGCTTCAACACCACTCTTGATAGTGCGCGTTTCTCCGCCATAGCAACCGGGTACTTTTGCCGCGTGTTGTCAGGTGCAGATTCTCCGAATGTTTCCATTGTAACGGGCAAACCATCAGGTCGTGCCATCTCACCAGTAGCTTTTATAACTACGTGCTTCAGGTCATCAGATAAACTAACCACATCGTAAGTTACTCGGATTCCTTTATGCGCTTGGATGCGCTCAATTCCTTGTCGGGTTATGATTACGAACCCTTGCGGACTTTTGAAGAAGTGGTCTTTGTTCAGACCGTTCTCTTTTGCGAGGTGTTGCAACCTCTCTTTCTGTGTTTCTGTCATCGTTCTGTTTTTTATGATGAGTATTAAAGTTACGAATTAAGTGTTTGAATGTCAACCGAATTATGCTCTTCGTCATATATCCGTATGAAGGTGTACTTGCCTGACTTGATTGGCTCAGCTTGGGCGAACTTGACAAGCTTCCAAAATATCCACGGCTCTACGTGAGTAGTTCCAGCGTCAACTGGAGCTGTGCGTAGGTCGGTAATTGCTTTGCGAGCAACCAACCGAATGAAGGCTGGTATCTGCTCGTTTGACATTGTAAGTTCGAATTGTAAATGGTTCATGGTTCTGTTGTTTGATGGGGTCGGCATTACCCGTTACCCCAGTATGGTTATTACTTGAATGCTTGGTTGATTGCGTTAGCGTAAGCTTCTTTTACTTTTCTCTCATAGAAAGCGATTAACTCATCATTGATTGGGTTGTTCTCTGCTTTCAGTAGGTTAATCATTTGGATTGTTTCTTCGATTGTCATTTTGTTCTGTTTTTAGTTGGGGCAGCTATTACACCGCCCCTTGAATGATTAAAGAAATACACACTCTGATTTCCCAAAGTCTGCCTTTACATACTTCTGAAGTTCTTCGGCAAAGATTAAGCAAGTAACTCTATCTCCTACCATTTCCACCACGTCAACGACTTTTCCGTTTAGGTTTCTAAAGTTGCTTTTTGTGTTGATGATTGTTCTTCCTATTACTGTTTCTTGATTTTTCATTTTCTGTTTTTTTAGTGGGTTACCCCGTTAATGATGCACCAAATATAAAAATAATCTTTTGAATAATCACAACAATAAGACCAAAAAAGTGAAAATAATTTCAGTTTGAACTCAATTCTGCCTTGAGTAAGCGTTCATAATAGCCTCTTGGTTCATCTCTATCTCCTTGTACATCTCTTCCGCGTTTACCGCAGCATCAAAGATTACGTCTTGCGTGTCCATTAATGCCCGGACCGCGTAAACAAGATAAACCAGCAGACCGACAACCAACAGAATAAGGAACAGAATAGCGGTCAAAAGAAAGACTATCATTTACTTTGTTTTTTTGCCCAATCATCCTTTAGCTTATCCTCCCAAACTTTGTTAGAAATGGTGAAGTGCTTTCCGCAGTATTGCTCGTGGCACTTCAAAGTGTGCCGAAGAACGCCCGTCATAGTGTAACGCTTGCGTTGATGTGTTACATTCTCCGAACCGCAGTTAGGGCAAGAGAAACGACCTCCGCCAGTAGCCGCTCCAACGTGTGTGTTATGGTTAACGTATGGTTGTAGCTTGTGGAATACATCCTCCAACAGTCTAACGTCCTGTTTGCAATAGGTTACCATCTTGCCCATAGCCTCCGAGCAGTTGTCCAAGCAGATAGCTTTCCAATCTCCGAAGCCCATCGGGTTCTTACCCTCTCCGAAGAATAGGTTTCCCAAGTAATCCAATCGATTTGAATTGAATCTGAAGTGCGTTCGTGCCTTCTTTAAGGTGTCGTAGCTGTTCAGCTTTGGCGGCATCTCAATGCCGTGAATCAAGCACCTCGTTCTAATCCATTTCTCGTCGAAGTTATCACCATTGTGGGCAACCAATTCATCAGCCATTAAAGCAACCTCCATAAAACGTTTAAGGGCTGCCTTGTCGCAACCCTCATTCCATTCAACGCTATGTACCTCATCTTGACCCTCCCACTTCCAACAGATACAGATAACTGCCCTTTCTTTTATGATGTTGTCGTGTGGTATGTTAGCCTTGTAACTTGATGACCAAAAGAACCCTATGTTCGGACTGGTTTCAATGTCGTAGAATAATCTCTTGAAACCGTCGGGCGGCATTTGAAAGTTGAGCAATTTCATCTGTGCTGTGCCATTATTCGTTCACGATAGAACTTCGGGTCTATTTCACGAATCTGTTTAGCCAGTTCCATCCATTTCCGTTTGGCTTCTTCGCGCTCTTCGGCTGTGGAGTCTGTACCTAAGTTAGCTTGGATTGTAGCATTTTGCTGGAGGAGTTCGTCTATCTGTTCGCGAACTTCAGCATCTTGGTAATAGTAGTAATTCATCTACTGATTATGTTTCGACCAATGCCAACCCCGATAAAGTGCTGACCATTGAAGCCATAGTTTGCGCTAAGGTAGGTTTTTTTAATTGACCCGTGCAAACCGACCGCGAACAAAGGCGTGTACCTCGTTTGGAAATCTGATAATAGGCCAACGTTACCGTGAACTCCGAGTGCAAATTTTGCCCCTCCTCTCTTAGGTAAGTAGCTTATTACTAAGCTCTCGCTTACATTTTGGTAGTTCTGCCACCTTACCCTGACATCATTTACAGTAGTATCATAACAGTTGATCTCAGTTAGCCATGCTTCGACTATCTTAACCGTGTCTACCTTTAACATTGTGTCTAAACGAGTAACTATCTTTTCAGAGTAGATGGT